TTTTGAATCTTCTCCAGAAGAATGCACTAAGAACAACCCCATAGTCCATGAACCTGACACGTGTTTCGTCGGTTCCTTGATTGTTTTTAAGTACGATAAGATCATCAAACTGATGATGCCAAATGGGATAAAATACAGTAGCACTGGCATTACGAATTCCTCCTTGAGAACATGAACGTAGATCACCAAACCATTTTTTCAAGAATGGAATCATGCCTGTATGCATAATTTCACCCCCACGTATAGGACTACCTAATGGACGTAATCTTCCAATCTCTAGCCCAATGCCAGCACGTTTGCTAGCATATTTTGCCATCATTTCTCCGGAAGCAAATATGCTATCCAGATCATCATCACTCCTAATAAGTACGCAAGAACTAAATTGCTTAGTAGGAGTCCCGAGGCCGGCAAGCACAGGTGTAGCAAGGGTAAAAAGACCATCACTAGCTGCATTGTAGTATTCGCGGATATATCGCATTCTTGCAGTGTTAGGTTCTTCTCTATGAAACACTGTGGCTGCTGCGACCATATATCGGACTTGTGGTGTTTCATATATTTCTTTCGTTGATCTATTCTTAACTAGATATTTTTCGATAAGTTGTTCTACTGCGGCATAGGAATATTGCTCATCTTTAGCATGATCAATCAAGTCCTCCATGCGATTCCAATCATCCTCAGTATACCAATTTAGTAATTCGGGTGTATACAGTCCTGTAGCTACGTTGGTCTTTACTATCTCATATAGGTGAGGAGGGTCATATTTACCGTAAACATCTTTACGTAACATTGACAAGCGTTGTTTTCCAGCTACATATTGATAGTTTGTATGTCCCACATCTGGGTCATTCTCTACATCGATTAAGTCTACGATTGCTCTTAGTGTTATCTCATCGATCTGTTTTGTTGTAATCCCGTCATAAAAATGAAGTTGAGACTTGATCTCAATCATTGAGGGGCTTACATCTGCTATTCCATTACATATTTTTGCTACTTGTCCTTGCCATTTACCTAAATCTAGCGGTTCTTTTTTGCCGCTTCTTTTTATAACGTTTATCATGCTTTACCCATATTATATTTTTTTCTTTATATCGTCTATTGTAATGCTACCCGTGATATTGAATTCTGTTAGACTGGTATTTAGTACCGAGCCAGGCCAATAATTCATCACATAGTTTGCGCGGTCGACTAGGACCAAGGCGCTTTCTTCACTATTATCGTTCATTGCGATACAAAAGTCAATGTCTTTTATACCCATTAATAGCAAGGTGTATATCATTCCTAAGCCTCTAGCTATATAACAATAATGATTCTCAGCTAGTAAGTCCCAAGGTCCGGGCCAAGATGCTATATCGGTATGAGCAAGGTAGTGAGAAACTAGAGGTGCGGACTGCCACCATCTGTCTATTTCAATACATTTAGTGGCAGTATCTTTATCTTCTATAGATTTTCGTAACTCACACCAACTACGTAATCTAGAATCATAGTTGTATTGAAAGACATTGGTCATTTAAGTTTAATGTTGAACTTAGCTAGCTCCGCTAAAACTTTATTAGGAGTAACCCAACATTCATCATTATAGGATATCTGTTCCCACAACCAGAATTGCTTCTCTCGCAGATATTTTCTATCCTCAAGAAGATTAATGTTTTCGGGATGTCCGAAGATGATGGGATCTGATTGACCGAAGATTACAATGCCTGGTTTCTGTAAATCCCAACAAAAATGTTGCAAGAAGGTGTCCACAGAAAGCCAAGTCGTACATTGCTGAACAAGCTCACCTAGCTCTGTCAATGAAAGACCTTTGTGAAATGTAGGGACTAACTGAAGTTCCCCTTCAATTCCTACTTGAATAACTTCTTCATCAATCTTAGCGATAACTTCGGGCCACCATGGATAGTTCTTAGGATGTGGCTTGCCGTCTCTCATTGCCTTTGCGAACGGGGAAATGAGGATCATTTTGTTGCTTCCATGCAAAGAAAAATATGCGCCGGATAATGAGCCAGATACTTAGATGAGGGTGCTATTCTATTGATCGTACTAAAGCCGGCCCATTCAAGTTGTGTGCGTAGTTGAACCTCAGTAAACAGGAACAAGTGCGCCTGGCCCGGAATCCACGCTGTTGAGAAAAAATGGCCGTATAGATGTAGTTGGAATTCGTGGCTACCCTCAGCAAATGCTTTACATGAAGCGAAAAAGTCCGGAGTTTCTAGCCATAGTCTTCCACCTGGTTTCAATACTCTGAACCATTCTTTGAGTGTATCTTGTCCCTTATACCAATTGAAGTGTTCAATGATGTGAAACGCTTTGATTTCATCCACTGAATTATCAGGATATGGAACCTCACTCACATCAAATTTAGCATCAACCTTCTTATCATTATATAGATCAACGTTGATCCATCCTTCTTGGTAATCATCGCCACATGCTAGGTGTAACTTTATTTTATCAGTCATTGTTTGTCCACGCCGTATAATTTTTTAAATCCGTCCTCTAAACTGCCCTTCCAATTCCATTGATCCATCTTTCCATAAATATTAAATTTACCCAGATCCCCGAACATAGCATGGGCCTCAGCTATGCTTCTGCCGGGAACAATGTCGGGATAGCAAGAAAACACAACTGGATTCTTGATGAGCGGAAGAACGTGCTTGAATACAATGTGGTCACCCATACCAGAATCTAATACCACAGCGGTGCTATCTCCGATTTTTACTTGATTTATAAACAGATTTTCATCATGTTCAAACATCTCAACGGCGCCGTCTCTGATTCCACCGTCTTTGTTTTTCAAATGCCACGTGATTGCTTTAGGGACAACTAATATTTTATATCCTCGCTTGAACAGGTCATGAGTGAACATCGTTTCTTCACGGTGAGCTACTCTAGACAACGATAAGTTATAATCTGCAATTCCTGCTCTGTATAGGAAGGAGCAATGCAAATGCTCTACCTCTCTTACTTCATTGATCATTCCCCATTGAAGATTAGGTTCTTTATTAATGTCGCTGATCTTTCCTGTCGCAACAATGTTAGTCATGATTGGTGGAGTTAGTACCGAACCACCTACTGCCCCTACATCATCGGCTGTGTGCGAATATAGCGTTTCAAGTACAGTTGGTTCGGCTATAGTATCATCATCTAGTCGCCATACCCATTTATATCCCATAAGATTGGCGCGTTGATGGTTGAAGTGCTGGCCCTTCTTCTCTGCGAACACCCACTCCCATTCAATTCCTACCTGACTGAGGATCTGGAAGATGTATCCATAGTGCTGAGTCTCGCGTAGGTCGCGGGGATGTTCATTATCATCGAATATCACTAGCTTGTCAGGACGCAGTGTTTGATTCACTACTGACATCATTGCCAATGCCAGTGTGGTGTCATATCTCCCGCGTGTAGATATTGAACAGAGGATTTCTTTACTCATCTTTCCCAACGTTGGTTACAATTAGGAAGTTCTTTCCAATCAAATTTATTACCTAAATGATCTACTTTATACCAATGTACTTGATCTGATTTTGTCATAGTAAATCCAAACTCTTTTAATTTATTTTCTAATATTTCTTTACCTTTAAATGTAGGATGTAAATCAGTGTGTATTTCTAGTACGACTTCGTTAATTCTACTCATTTCTTCTTGAGTAGCATTTAATAATATATCGTACTCAGCACCCTCACAATCAAGTTTTAATAGTATATTGTCATCTTCTACCATTTTTAATATAGTAGATAATGATAGGCTAAGAACCATTTCACTATTTTCAGCAACATTATACATACTATTAGCACCTGCATTATCATTATCGTTGCTAATCTGAAAATACTTTCCATGCTCTGCTGATACTAGATTTTTTAATGCTATAATAGAAGATAATCCTGATCGTGTTACATTAGATTGAAAAAGGTTAAAAGTTTTAGAAACAGGTTCTATACCTATTACTTTTTTAGCTCCCAATGATGCGGCTAACAATGAAAACATTCCAATGTTTGCTCCCACATCAATAACCGATCTACCTGCCAATTCTTCTTTAGTAAGAGAATACTGATTTATTTTAATGACTTCATTGTAAATTTCAGGATCTTGCTCTTCTAGCCAATCAAAAGTCTTAACTAATTTCATAGGATTAGTCCATTTACATATCATTAGATTTATTTTCGCAGGATAATCTTTACATTCCGGTTGATCCATCATTACTCCGGATTCTGAAATGTACTTAAATTCGAATCCCGGAAAATAAGATTCATCCAGCATATGAAGTTTGTGATGAGGACCCCAAAAACCGGGTGGCTCCATCATAGGAACTGTTATTAATAATGTATCGCAGTGTTTCTTTAATTTTTCTACTATTTCAAGACCATTATCTAAATGCTCTATAACTTCAAATGCTACAATAGTGTCATATTGGTCTAATGGAAATTGATTTATATCGGCATTGATAAATCTTGCATTGCAATCCCAACCTTGCTCTTGTGCTACTTTTATGATGATTTCGTCATAGTCGACCCCGGTATACTCTATATCCCGAGGAAGAAATTGAATTCCGTATCCGGTAGTACAGCCCAATTCAAATATCTTTTTTCCAGTAATATTCTCTGCTGCCCATGTGTATCTTGTTGCCTCACGGGGAAAAATTGTGTCCCCTTTAAGGAACACGGCTCTCTCGTAGTTATTAGACAGACGCCAGCGATACCATTCTAAATTATATTTTTTTGCAAGCTTCAATGAATTTTCTAGGAAGATTTTAGTATAGTTTGGCACTAGGGTAATATCATGAACAGTACCTTCACCTTTGTGATAGATAGGGAAGGCGCCGGCAAAGATCATACCCTCTTGAGACCATACTTTAGGCAATGCTTCTACGACTTCGAATCCTGCATCCTCTGCTTCAATACAAAACTCTGTATCTTCTCCACCGCCCACACCATAGTCTGTGTTTAGCAAGCCTATCTTGTCAAAGACCTTTCTATGCACCATAACACAGAAGAAGACCGCAAAATCTCTGCCGGCTGGTTCTGATGGCCCTTTGATCACACAAGTAATTCCACATTTTGGATTAGT